GGACAAGGCACGGCAACGCGATTTTGATGATGGGCGCGGTCAGGCTTGGTCATGCGTTGCCTTTCAAAGCTTTCTGGAGTTCCTCAGCAACAATGCGCCTTATCGTGCTCTCAAAATATTCTTCTTTGTGGTTAGCGTCGCCAAATTTGCGAATGTCAAGACCTAAATTGCCGAGATACATCTGAAATACGAAGTTGTCCCTGACAGCATCAAGGATCAAGTCTAGCTCACGCTGCGAGAAACCGCGCCAGTATGACCGCGCTCCATTGTCGTGTTTTGTATTGGTCATAGACCTCCTCAGTGTCCAACCAGCGTTAAAACAACAAAAATCATTGCAAAAATCGACACAATAGCATAGAAAATAGCTCTAATAGTATCACGTGCTATAGCAGCACTAATAGCGATATCGCCAGCTCTAACCAGCACAAACAAAACAAGGATGAATGTTGGATTAATGAATGTTGACATTTATGTAACTCCTTTCGTTCATTCATGCTGCTCTTGACAAGAACAGTGATTATGACATGGTGTGAGCATTGCTCCTGATGGGAACCTTTCGCCTATACGGACCTTTTTGCCTGCATTCAGACTGCATTCATCACACATGTCTGCATGGCCAACCCATGTAACATATCGCTTCCCTTGTGCTTTCAACTCAACTAAGCGTCTTTGAACATCGGGGTCCGTGTCTTGCCAGTGGATGATGGCTTTCTTGCCGCTTGCCTCACTGATGTCTCTTGAGGAAGCATCGCTCTCACCAAAGCCTCTCGACTCTGTGGATTTCGCAGCAGCTTGCGTAGGTTCTTTCTTGCTCGTCTTCGTTGGCCCTTGTTGTGCATTGTTATCTCCATTCTGTTTATCATCGGGTGGCTGTTGCTGGCCATCGCCTTGTTGTTGCTGAGCATCGGGTGACTGTTGTCCTGGAGGTGTCGCTGGCATTGGTGGTGGTGCAGGAGGTTGCTTTGCTTTATCGACTTGTGCTTGCTGCATCTGAAGAGCAATCTGTGCGGATTGTGCTTGTTCTTCAGCTACATCTTTAAATCGCGCCACTGGCGTTACATCCTTCCCAGCTATAATGACAGCCTCATCACCTCCTTCGACAGGAGATCGCCCACGCTCTGCACGCGCTTCATTTATCGTCAATGTTCCATTTCGTACTGCTTTGTCCTCAATATTACTTATTACTTGATCATCGCGATAATCGGCAGAGCGGGTTTTTATTGCATAATCATAAATTCCGAGTCCTTTTTGTATCACTCGATAGTTAAATTTTTCTAAAATAATTTGTTCTATTGGTATGACTGTATTATACATAAAAGCTTTATTTTGCGATTCACCAGTACCACCACCAAGATTGCCGCTCTCGATAATGTTTAGCTCAGCAGGAGGCACGCCATAGACTGCCAACACTCTATCACGCTGCTTATCTTGTCCTTTGTCGAAATCGATGTCTATAGTGCCATTACCACATTCTACGATCTTACCACCGCCATACATCACTGGTGGTACATGAGCGTTTTGTATTCCAGTGTAATTTTCCTTGAAAAACTTTACATAACGCTGCGCATCTTCGACTCCAGTGTCTGGACCTAGCTCAACACTGTAATTTGGCCTTGTCCCTTGCTTGAAGAACTTCTCGACCCACGTAATCATGCTTTGTTCTAAGTACACCGGGTCCTTCAGGTGCTCAATGGGCGACAATGCCTTTTTCTTGGCACGTGGATCTGGCAACCACCATCGAATAATCTGGTCAGGTTCAAAGTCCACTGTTTGCGTTGAGCGCTCTAAAGTCTGCGTGTACTTTGTGACCACGCCGTGCTTGTCAAAGTGCGTCGTCATGCTCACAGCATCGATCATATAGAGCCCAACAACCACGCCGTTCTGCCATACCAATTCACAATACGCTTCACCAAACACCAGGATGTCAGTAGCTATAGAGCGCAAGAATTGCAAGAAGTCTTCTTCGAGATTTTCAAATCTGAGGAGATTCTGTATTCTCTCTTTGTTGGCTGGATCGCCCTTGCCCTGGTTAACTTCAACGCACTCCCAGCCGCCCGATGTTATGCGTTTGCTAATAACATTGACACATCCTGATACCCATTGATTGCCCAGGAACACCTTGTAGTAGGTGTCTTTGCGTTCTTTTTCGCTCAGGAGACCTTCACGAGTCTGTGTAGAGCCAACGCCAAGCGATGTGTCATCCCATGCCATTGACAGGTTTTGAGGACCACCTGATGCTGCTTGCTGCTGTTTCTTGGCCATGCGACGTGTGAACGCTGCTTCTGAAATGTTATTAGGCTCTAGCAAGTCGATGCTATTGGCAAGATCATGCTGCTTTGATGGCTTATGTGCTGGTTTTCGACGTTTAGCAGTGGCTCTACTCATGTTTTATCTCCAGAAAGCCCCATAGGCATCATCATCTTCATAGTATGGTTGCTGGTGTGTTTGTTGTTGTTGCGGTGATGGTTCAGTATCGACAAAGACGCCTCCGCCTCTTGGTATAGCCAATTCATCACATGCTATTGAAGCACAGTCTACCTGATCATCATGGGCACCAAAGGGGAAGGCCAAAAGTTCATCCTCCCATTCGACAAGCCACTTAGCATGTTTTGGGTGAAAAACCTTCCCTGACTCATAGTAGACAGCCGCTGTAGTAGCCCTGGAAACTTTGTCTTTGACGGGCTTATATTGTCTAATTGGAAGTCCACGTTTACGTAATTGCTGTACTAATGCCAATTGATACGCTACTGACTCTATTTTTATGTATTCCGGTTGATACCGATGATAGAATAGCTCTGTTTGCTTTTGCTGCTCGGGATTGTCCAAGCGTTCACGCAGTCGGTCAATAAGGAGCAGGTCTTTCTCAGGAGTCACTGCCCATATGCAGAAGACTGTGTAATCTGCTGTGGTCTTCTGCGAGATTGCCAAGTCCTCTGTCATGAATAACCAACATGCTGATTTCAGTACCCGCTTAGGCCCTTCTGGTGTCTCTAGTTGGTAATAATCATTCTCATCCGTAAAATAGCGAAACCACAGTTGTTTGAAATGCGAACCGCCAGCAGGGGCAGGGCGTTGCTGAAACTGAGCGGCATAGGTCATGCTTCCAATAGATTTCTTGAGGTTGTCCAGGACTTCTTTGGGGAATTTATTAGGCCACAACAACTCACCCTCTTCCTTACGAGGGTCGCATCCCTTCCATGCATATGGATCATTTGAGGCAGACACAATAAAGGTAAAGCTTTTGCGATCAGGCTCAAATTCTTCAGGCAAGCAAAGATGTACCCAGCCACCGAGTTCAAGAATATGACCTGTAAGATCTTGCTCTCCCACTCTCTGACCGACAACAATCATAGCTCCTGTTTCATAAGAATTAATACGACTCATCCATGTATTGCCAAACCAACCGATAGTTTTTTCTATATCGCTTTTGCCTGCTGTTGCATTATTTGGATCATCTATAAGCAAATGCGTTCCGCGCTTCCCTGTTCCAGACTTTGATCCAACTGATAGTGCCATTCGGTATCCGCGATGGTTGTTCTCAAAGAAGCTTTTTACGTTCTGATCTCCAGAGAGCTGAAAGATATCTCCAAAACACATCTGAAACCATTGTGACTCGATAAGATTACGACAGTTCCGGTTGTCTCGAATAGCAAGGTCTAGGCTATGGGAGGCGCATAGCCATCTAGTGGTAGGATTTTTAATCCACATCCAACAAGGGAACATCACACTGAATATTGTCGACTTTGCATGACCAGGGGCTATATTGCAAACGAAGCGATTGATCTCGCCACGATATACCGCCTCTAGGTGCTCTGCAATCGCATCAATATGCCAATTCCACAAGAGCGGTACACCAGGCTCAATGACATCCCATGCAAGACGAATGAAAGCCTTGAAAGACTCCTGAGAGCGTTCTCGCACCTCATTAACTATTTTTCGGCTATCTACTAAGTCTCGCAGTATTGATGTCATTCAGTGCCTTCTTGTCTGCTTAAGAGCTGTGATGCAAGGCGTTGTGCTTGCGCTAACTCCTCATCTGTCAGAAGTTGCAGGTTTGGATCACGATTGACTTGTATAGGTCCGCCGTTAGGCCCAGAATGCTCTATGCGTTGTTTGTCCTTAAATTCTGGCATACGCGCCTTGGCCAAGAGTGATAAGAGACTATCTGAGTACACCCGCTCAGTCAATGGCTTGCCATCCTTGTCATAGACCGCTTTCCCCATGCTCACAACAGGCTTTTCATAGCCTTGCACAGCACGTCTGAAAAGCTCAGCACGGATCACATCGTTAGCTTCCTGCTCAGCAATGTTAAATCTCAAGGAGAAATTAGTGTCGTGTTCTTGCCAGTTATAAACGGTAGAACGGTCAATACCTGCTGACATACATGCAGCTCTGATATTAGCGGTCATTGAAAAAGATTTGAGAAACTTATCTTGTAATTCTTGTGTTTGCTCTTTTGTAAGTCTTTTGCCGCGACCTCGGATACTTGTGCGTATATGTGTGGATTTGTGGATTTCAGGCATGTGTAGTCTC